TGGCGAATGGGAATTTTTAGTTGAAGGAAAAAGACTTTACTGTATGAAATCTAATGATATTGTAATTAAGTATGAACACCAAGGAAACGAAGAAGAATATAATCCAAGCTGGGCAGCGAGCAGTTGAGGAGTTAATAAAAGTAGCTAAAGAAGCTATTGTTGATTCAGATGATGATATATCAGCTGACAGACTCAAGAACGCAGCAGCTACTAAAAAGCTAGCTATATTCGATGCCTTTGAAATACTTAATCGCATTGAAGAAGAAGAAAACTTATTAAACGAAAAACCTAAAGAAGTTAAGGAAGAAAGAACTTTTAAAGGTTTTGCTGAAGGAAGATCTAAGAAATAATGTACGAACAAGCGTTATATAAAATTTTAAAAGATCACATAAAACCTAAGGTTTTAAAACGTATGAACCGTTATAAAAAATGGGAGTACGGTTATAATAAAGAACACGATGTTGTTATAATAAGTAAAGACGGTACAATAGGTGATATATACGAAGTACAAAACTTAAAAATAGCTTTACCAATAGCTAAGAATATACGTAAGTTTGAGACCAATAAGTGGGAATACACAGAGTATCCTAAAATATTAAAAAAAATAAAGTCAGTATTTGATTGGGAACAATACCCACTAGACTTTAAAGAAAAATGGTATGATTACATCGATAATGAGTTCGTCCGCAGGGAAGAAGGCTTTTGGTTCTATAATAAGAATGTGGCTACTTACCTTACTGGTACTCACTATATGTACTTGCAGTGGTCCAAAATTGATGTTGGGCAACCAGATTTTAGGGAATCAAACAGATTATTTTACATATTCTGGGAAGCTTGTAAAGCCGATCATAGGTCATATGGAATGTGCTACCTTAAAAATAGACGATCTGGATTCTCATTTATGGCGTCCGGGGAGTGCGTTAATATGGCAACCATATCAAGCGACTCTAGATTTGGCATTTTATCAAAGAGTGGACCTGATGCGAAGAAGATGTTTACGGACAAGGTGGTACCAATATCGGTTAATTACCCCTTCTTTTTTAAACCAATACAGGACGGTATGGATCGCCCCAAGACAGAGCTCGCATATCGCGTCCCCGCGACGAAATACACCCGTAAGAAACTCGAGAATAACGAGACGCTACGAGAGCTTGACGGTCTCGACACCACGATCGACTGGAAGAATACCGGTGACAACTCGTACGACGGTGAGAAACTCAGGTTACTCGTCCACGACGAAAGCGGTAAATGGGAGCGTCCGACGAACATCCTCAACAACTGGAGGGTTACAAAAACGTGTCTACGATTAGGTAGTAGAGTTATAGGCAAATGTATGATGGGTTCAACAAGCAACTCATTAGATAAAGGCGGTGATAATTTTAAAAAACTATATAATGACTCAGACGTCACTCAACGAAATGCGAATGGACAAACTCGCTCTGGATTATATAGCTTGTTTATACCTATGGAGTGGAATTACGAAGGATACATTGATTCTTATGGATTACCTGTCTTCGATACACCGAAGAAACCAAAGCAGGGACCTCAGGGTGAAACAATTGATTTAGGTGTAATAGAATACTGGAACAACGAGGTTGAAGGTCTTAAACAAGATCAAGATGCTTTAAATGAATTCTATAGACAGTTTCCGCGCACAACTAAGCATGCTTTTAGAGACGAATCAAAAGAATCTTTATTTAATCTAACTAAAATATATGAGCAAATAGATTTTAATGAAGATCTTAGAAACTCTATAAATATTACAAAAGGTAACTTCATGTGGCGGGATGGTGTGCAAGACAGTCAAGTTTTATTTATGCCAAACACTAATGGCAGATTTTTAATAACGTGGGTTCCACCTGTTAATATGCAAAATGCAGTAATAACAAAAGGAGGGATTAAATATCCTTTAAATGAAAATTTAGGTGCTTTTGGTTGTGACCCTTACGATATATCAGGCACAGTAGATAAAAGAGGATCAAAAGGATCTTTACACGGTCTTACGAAATTTTCAATGACAGACACACCTCCAAACCATTTCTTTTTAGAATATATAGCTAGACCTCAAACAGCTGAAATATTTTTTGAAGATGTACTTATGGCTTGTATTTTTTACGGAATGCCAATTCTTGCAGAAAATAACAAACCAAGACTCTTATATCATTTCAAAAGAAGAGGTTATAGAGGCTTTTCAATGAATAGACCTGACAGGAAAAGAAATAAATTATCAGTTACTGAAAAAGAACTAGGTGGTATACCTAATTCAAGTGAAGATATTAAGCAAGCTCATGCTGCGGCAATTGAATCTTATATAGAAGATTTTGTTGGTTTAAAAGAAACTGGATATGGTGATGTTTATTTTCAAAGAACATTAGAGGATTGGGCAAAGTTTAATATAAACAATAGAACAAAACATGATGCTTCTATAAGTTCTGGCCTAGCGTTGATGGCGTGTAACAAGCATAGATATGCACCAAGCGCACCTCGTAAGTTAGAATCTGTTGATTTAGGTATAAAAAAATACGACAACAAAGGAGTTACATCAAAAATAATAAGTTAAATGGGTATATACACCAATACTAGAAGTGCATTTCCTAGCCAAGTAGTTAGTGATCAAGAAAAAGCTAGCATTGAATATGGCGAGCAAGTAGCACAAGCTATAGAAGGAGAGTGGTTTTCACAAGGTAGAACAACAGGAAATAGGTATTTAACTAATTGGAATAATTTTAATCAATTAAGACTTTACGCAAGAGGTGAGCAAAGTGTTCAAAAATATAAAGATGAATTGTCTATTAATGGCGATTTGTCTTATCTTAATTTAGATTGGACGCCTGTTCCTATTTTATCTAAATTTGTAGATATAGTTGTAAATGGTATATCTCAAAAATCTTACGATGTAAAGGCTTATGCTCAAGATCCTGAGTCTGTAAGAAAAAGAACTAATTATGCAACTAAGTTATATGAAGATATGATATCTAAAGAATATCTTTTAAACTTAGAGCAAACACTGGGTATTGATGCTTTTCAGTCTCCCAGTAAAGATGTAATACCTGAAAATCCAGAAGATCTAGAACTGCATATGCAATTAAGCTACAAGCAGTCTATAGAAATAGCTCAAGAAGAAGCTATATCTTCTGTAATGGCTCAAAATAAATATGATCTTACTAGAAGAAGACTAAATATGGATTTAGCCGTTTGTGGTATAGCAGCTGTTAAAACTGATTTTAATACCGCTAATGGAGTTACTATTGATTATGTTGATCCAGCTTATATGGTTTATTCTTATACGGAAGATCCAAATTTTGAAGATATTTACTACGTTGGAGAAGTTAAATCTTTAACAATACCAGAGTTAAAAAAAGAATTTCCAGGCATACCTGAAGATGAATTAAAAAGAATCCAAAACACGCCAGGTAATAAATCGTATATAACTGGTTATGGTAATTATGACAATAATACTGTTCAAGTTCTTTATTTTGATTACAAAACATATCATAATCAAGTTTTTAAAATAAAACAAACAGATCAAGGGTTAATGAAAGCTATTGAAAAGCCTGATACATTTAATCCACCTGAAAATGATAATTTTGAAAGAGTAGCAAGATCAATAGAAGTTTTATATAGTGGCGCAAAAGTATTAGGAACCAATATAATGCTAAACTGGGAATTGTCTAAGAATATGACTAGACCTTATGCTGATACTACTAAAGTTAAAATGAACTATGCTATTTGTGCTCCTAGAATGTACAAAGGTAGAATAGAGTCATTAGTAAGCAGATGCACGGGTTTTGCAGATATGATACAGTTAACTCATTTAAAACTACAACAAGTAATATCTCGTATGGTACCTGACGGTGTTTATTTAGATATGGACGGGCTCGCTGAAGTCGACTTGGGCAATGGCACAAATTATAATCCTGCAGAAGCATTAAACATGTATTTTCAAACTGGTTCTGTTGTAGGTAGATCACTTACTCAAGACGGTGAAATGAATGCTGGTAAAGTCCCGGTTCAAGAGTTACAGAGTGGAAGCGGAAATGCTAAAATATCAAGCTTGATATCGACATATCAGTATTATTTGCAAATGATACGCGACGTAACAGGACTTAATGAAGCTAGAGATGGTAGTTTGCCAGATCGAAATACTTTAGTAGGATTACAGAAGTTAGCGGCTAATGCATCTAACACGGCTACTAAACACATATTGCAGTCTAGTTTGTACTTAACTCTTAGAATATCAGAAAACGTAGCTCTTAGAGTAGCAGATGCTTTAGAGTTTCCTCTTACAAAAAATTCTTTGCAAAATTCTATATCAACTTACAATATTAAAACATTAGAAGAAATAGTAAATTTAAATCTTCATGATTTTGGTATATTTTTAGAACTAGAACCAGACGAAGAAGAACAAGCTCAATTAGAACAAAACATACAAGCGGCTATACAACAGGGCGGTATTAACCTTGAAGACGCTATAGATCTTAGACAAATTAAAAATCTTAAACTTGCTAATCAAATGCTTAAAATTAAGCGTAAGCAAAAGCAAAAAGAAGATATGCAAATTCAGCAAGCTAACATAGCTGCTCAAGGTCAAGCTCAAGCTGACACAGCTGAAAAAACAGCAATGGCAGAAGTACAAAAACAAGAAGCTGTCACTAATACTAAAGTACAATTTGAACAATCTAAAAATCAAATGGAAATAGAAAGAATGCAGATTCAAAGCGAATTAGAAATGCAAAAAATGCAAAGAAGATTTGAGTTTGATCTTCAATTAAAGCAAATAGATATGCAAGCTATTGGTGAAAAAGAAAAAATGATAGAAGATAGAAAAGACAAGCGTATAAAAATGGAAGGTACGCAACAAAGCGAAATGATAAGCCAAAGAAAAAATGATGGCTTACCAATTGATTTTGAAAACCAGCCAGATGCTGGTATGAACGCGTTTATGTAAACGTTATTTAATTATTTAATTATATTATATTATGTCAGAAGTAAAAACAAATGAACCTGTTAAACAGGAAGGTGAGTTTAAATTAAAAACAAAAAATAAAACACCTAAAAAATTTAACGAAACAAAAGATAACATTACTAAAGTAAATGTTAATCCTAAAGAACCTTTGATTGAACTAGAGCCAGAGGTTAAAAAAGTAATAATTCCAAAACAACAAGAAGATGCCATTCAAATCGGAGAAACAAAGGAGGTATCTGTGGAAAAACCATCCGGAGATAGCGCAACGATGGGAGAACCTGTACAAGAGTCCAACGAGACTACTGAAGGGTTTTCTCCGATCCAAGAAGTAACTAAGGCCGAAGTTAAACAAGTTGAAGCAGAAGTTAAAGAAGCTATAAGAGATGAAAAAATATTAGGTAAACCATTACCTGAAAATATTGAAAAGCTAGTTTCATTTATGGAAGATACTGGTGGGACAATAGAAGATTATACTCGTCTAAATGCTGATTACAGTAGTATTGACGATAAAACTCTTATTAAAGAATATTACAAAAAAAATAAACCTTATTTAGATTCTGAAGATCTTGATCTTTTGTTAGAAGATTTTCACTACGATGAAGATTTAGATGAAGATAAGGATATACGCAAAAAGAAACTTGCGTTTAAAGAAGAAGTTGCAAAAGCCAAAAACTTTTTAGAAGAGACTAAGAGTAAATATTACGACGAGATCAAGTTGAGACCGGGCGTTACTCAGGAACAACAAAAAGCTATGGATTTTTTCAATAGATATAATAAGCAACAAGAACAAGCTGAGCAACAGCATCAATTGTTTAAAAATAGTACTAAACAGCTTTTTAACGATGATTTCAAAGGTTTTGATATCAATGTTGGTGAAAAGAAATACAAGTATAACATTCAAAACAAAGATAAAGTTGCAGAAAACCAATCTAATATAACAAACCTCGTTGGGAAGTTCCTAGACGAATCTGGTAATGTTAAAGATGTTAATGGTTATCACAAGGCTATGTATGCTGCTGAAAATGTAGATAAAATTGCCGCTCATTTTTATGAGCAAGGAAAAGCAGACGCAGTAAGAGATGTTGTAAACAAATCAAAAAACTTGAGTGACACTAAAGCTAGGACTTCTCAAGGAGATGTGTTTATTGGCGGTCTTAAAGTTAAAGCTATTTCAGGCGCTGACTCTACAAAACTAAAAATAAAAACAAAAAAATTTAACTAAAAAAATTAAACAATTATGAGTTTAACTCCTCAATTTGGGACTA